CAGCGCGTCCGCAGACAAACACCGCTGGCTTTGCCTCGCTGGGCTTCGGCTGGGGCGAGATCTACGCTAATCCTGCCGCCACCCAACAGCTGCTGGATGACTCCGCGATCAGCCTGGAAAGCTGGCTCGCCGGCGAGGTGGAAACCGAGTTCGCCAAGCAGGAAGGACTGGCCTACGTATCGGGCGACGGGGCGAACAAGCCCTTCGGCATTCTGACCTACATCCAAGGCGGCGCCAATGCCGCGAAGCATCCCTTCGGCGCGATCAAGGTGGTGAACAGCGGTGCGGCGGCGGCCATCACGTCGGACGGCATCATCGACCTGATTTACGACCTGCCCTCAGCCTTCACGGGCAACGCGCGCTTCGCCATGAACCGCAAGACCCAGGGCCAGGTCCGCAAGCTGAAAGACGGCCAAGGCAACTACCTGTGGCAACCGTCCATGGTGGCGGGCCAGCCCTCCACGCTCGGTGGCTTTCCGCTCACCGAGGTACCGGATATGCCCGATGCGGTGGCCGGTGCGGCTGCGGTGTTGTTCGGGGACTTCAAGCGTACCTACACCATCTACGACCGCGTGGGCGTGAAGGTGCTGCGTGACCCCTACACCAACAAGCCCTTCGTGCTGTTCTACACGACCAAGCGCGTCGGTGGCGGCGTCCACAACCCCGAGCCGATGCGCGCGATGAAGATCGCCGCGGCCTAAACACCCCGAGGGAGGGCGTCAGCTGGACGCCCTCCCGCATATGAGGAGATTTACATGCCGAAGCTGATCAAGGCATTCCGTGGTGTCCCGAAAGGCGCCATTTACCCCGTGGCCTATGAGGCGGGCCAAGATTGCCCGCCTGAACTGGAGGCCGGCGCGCGTGAGTTGGGCGCGCTGGAAGGGGTAGAGGAAGAGTCGGACGAAAAGAAAGACCTGATGGCCCAACTGGACTTGGCGCAAATCAAGTATGACAAGCGCTGGGGCCTGGACAAACTGCGCGCCGCCCTGGCCGAAGGCCAGAAGGACTGACCATGCCGCTGCTGACGCCTGAAGAGTGTATCCAGCATTGCCGCGCAGAACCGGAAGACGGACCGATGCTCGAATCGCTCCTGGCATCGGCAGAATGCGCGGTGGAAGGCTACCTCAACAGAGCCGTATTCGCCGACGCGGACGAGCTGAGCGCGGCTCAAGATGCGTTGCCACTGGCGGCCGGCGCTGCTCAGGATGCCTATGACGCGGCAATGGCGAACGTCTCCAGTTTGGCCAACGTGGCCGCGCAAGAGATGGCTGTATTCGTGGCGCGTGAGCGCCTGGCCGCCGCAAGGCTCGAGTTTAGCCGCGTGCTGCACGGAATGGTGGCAAACCCGCGCATTTATGCGGCCGTCAGGCTGACTCTGGGGAATCTGTACGCAAATCGCGAGCAGGTTGTCGTCGGAGCCGCAGCGGCCGAGCTGCCGCAAGGCGTGCCGGAGCTGTTGAAACCGGATCGAAGGACGATGATGCCATGAGAGCCGGAGAGTTAAATCAGCGTGTGAGTCTTCTCAGAAACGAGCCAGACTCCGATGCGGCGAACGATCTGGTGGACAATTGGGTCAGCGTGTCGGATCACTGGGCCTCGGTTCGCTATGTCTCCGGACTGGCAACCATTCGGGCGGGGGGCGAGCTTTCCATCGTGAAGGCTAGCATCCGGATGCGAATGATTCGGACCTTGGGCGCGGGCATGCGAATCCGGCATGCTGCGGACGTCTACACCATCGAGGCCGTTCTGCCGGACAAGACTGGCAGGATTTACGTGGATTTGGTATGCCGCCGCCTGATGCCACGGGAGCTGACGGAATGAGGGCGGTACGAAAGTTCAAGGCGAACTCTGCTTCCTTCAGTTTCGACGGCGACATTGAAAAGCAAGTCGCCCAATTTTTCGACCGAGTAAAGCAAGAGGCCGTTCGCCCGGCGGCGCACGCAATGGCCATCGTCTTGTATGACGAGATCAAGGCGCGGGTGCCGGTGCGCATGGGAAAGCTGCAGGAAGCCATTTATAGATGGTTCGATGAAGGCGCATCCGACGGAGACCGGAAGGTCTACATGGTTGGGGTCAACAAGCGCAAAGCTCCGCATTGGTGGCTTGTCGAGCATGGGCATTGGAGGCGATACGCCGTCGCGCTCGGCCCCGATGGGTGGAAGACGCTGAAGAATCGCCCCTTGCGTACTCCCGTTTTCGTAGCCGCGCAGCCGTACCTAAGGCCTGCCATTGACGCCAAGTTAAAAGCCGCGGGCGAGGCGGGCCGCAAACGCCTGGCTGAAAAGATAAGGGAGATCCAGCATGGTTGAAGCTCTGCTCGTGCAGACCCTCGGGCCGATCTTTGGAGGGCGGATTTATCCAGACGCGGCTGAGGGCGACACGCCGATGCCTTTTGCGATCTTCCAGCAGGTCGGGGGCGCTTCAACGGTGTTCATGGATGGCGCCCTGCCGGACAAGCAGAACGCCCGTATGCAGGTAACGGTCTGGGCGAAGGGGCGGGCGCAAGCCTCAGCGCTGATCAGCGCAGTGCAGGCGGCGTTATGCGCAGCCCCCGTGTACGCCACTCCCCTGGGCGCTCCCGTGTCGCGCCGTGACGACGAAACCGGCTTCAAGGGCGCGGAGCAGGATTTCAGCGTGTGGTACGCCCCATGACGACTCCGAATGTATTGGCCGGCGCGACGGTGGCGCTTTGCCCGGACCTGCCGGCCGCGCTCGATGCCGCTGGATTCAGTGGGCTGGCGTTCAAACAGGTCCGAGGGGTACGCGTCTTTGGTGCTCTCGCTTCGCAGTATCAAACCGTCGCCTATCAGCCCATCGGGGCCAAGGTCTCGTTTCTCCGTCGAGTCGCCAGGGCGCCGCAATCGCTGCAATTGGACCTTTACCGAATCGCCGATGCTGGGCAAGACCTGTTGCGTAGCGCAGCCGCGGAGGACCGGCAATACAGCTTCCGCATCGACGTGCCTCAGATCGGCCCGCATTACTTCGTGGCGAAGGTCTCCAGCCGTTCGCTCTCGGGCGGCACGGGCTCGGACCTGGCCGCCCTCAGCGTGACGCTGGAGCTTGAAAGCGCCGTTCTTGAGCCCTCGTAGCCCAGCAACACAAAGCCCAACCTATGCCCTCTCTTGGGCACATCCCACAACCCGCCTCGGCGGGTTTTTTTTCGTCCCTTGATAGGAAAACCACTATGGCTGTCTCTCTCCCCAACGGCGTGATTCTGTCGCTCGCGACCGCCTACGGCGCGTCGAAGTCGATCACGGCGATTACCAACGCCAATCCCGGTGTTGCATCCAGCGCCGCTCATGGCCTCACCAATGGTGCGCTGATCGAGCTGAAATCCGGCTGGCAAAAGCTGAATGAACGCGTTCTGCGTGTTGCTGATTCGGCCGCCGGCACGTTCGTCCTGGAAGGCGCCAACACGCTTTCCCCGATCCAGTTCCCCGCGGGCACGGGCAACGGCTCCTTCCGCGAGATCACGTCGTTCACCCAGATCACCCAGGTTCTCGAAACCTCGACGTCCGGCGGCGAAATGCAGTTCGCCACGTACAGCTTCCTGGAAAACGACTTCGAGGCGCAGATTCCGACCCAGGCGAGCGCGCAATCGCTGGCGATCACCATCGCGGACGACCCGTCGCTGCCGGGCTACAAGGCGCTTCAAGCGGCCGCCGAGCTGCGCGAAGTGCGTGCCCTGCGCATCGCGTTCCCCAACGGCTCCGTGCTGCTCTACAACGGCTACGTCTCGTTCAACGAAACGCCCTCCATGACGAAGGGCGAAGTGATGGGCGTGCAAGCCACTTTCTCGCTGTTGTCGCGCCCCGTGCGCTACGCAGTCTAAGCGCGGCCTGGTTGCAGCCCGGCGGGCTGCTCGCCTTGGGCAGCCCCTCAAGTTCACCTATTTCAACTACCTACCTGGAAAACTCCCATGGCCACGAAATCCAAATTTACCCTCAACCCGAAACCCACTTTCAAGAAGAAGGTTCCGCTGCCGGTTCCTGGTGACGGCTTCGAGAACGTGGAATTCACGTTCAAGCATCGTTCCCGGGACGACTACAAAGAGTTTCTCGACGGTCTCAAGGATCGCACCGACGATGTTGAGCTGCTGATGGACGTCGCCAGCGGCTGGGAACTCGAAGACTCGTTCGACGCCGAAAACGTCGGGCGCCTGGTGCAGGGTTACGTCGGTTCGGCTCGTGCGGTGCTCGGGGCATACATCGACGAGCTGTCGAAGGCCCGCGAGGGAAACTAAGGGCGCTCGGGGCCGCGCTCTATGCGAAGGGGCCGGATCCTAAGGAGCTGGCCGCCTTTGGCTTGACGCCGGAGGATGTGGCGGGCGATCCCGTCGAAATCTGGCCCGAGCATCTGGCAGCGTTCGAACTCTTTGTAGCGCTGCGCTCGCAGTGGCGTGTCGGCATGGCCGGCGCGACGGGGCTGGATTACGGCGTGATGTTTCACAAGATGGATCGCATGGGCCTCTCGCCAGAGCGATACGAAGAGTTGGAAGATCAGATGCGCGTCCTTGAGCATGCCGCGCTTGACGAAATGAGCAAGAAGTAGCCCGCCCAGTGCGGGCTTTTTTATTGGAATTGCCATGACGAATGTGATTGCTGAGGGCGTAGTCGCCGTAACCGGCGATGCGTCCGGCCTGACCGCGACAATGGCCGAGGTGACGGAGGCGACCGGCAAGGCCAAGAAATCCATTTCTACGCTCGGGCGCGAAGCGTCCAATGAGATGGGGAAGGCGGCGGAAGCCGGAATGCAGGCGGGCCGCAAGCAGGAACGGGCCACGCAGGGACTCATCAACCAGATTGAGCGCCAGATTGCCATTACCAGCGCGGGCGCTCGCGGCACGGCCTCCTATTACACCGCATTGGCGAAGCAGCGCGGGATTGACGCCGATCAGCTCAAACCGTACTTGGCGCAGTTGGACGCCATTACGGTAAAGCAGGGGCAGGCAAAGGCCGCCATGCTGGCGACGGCTCCGGCCGTTGAGCAGTTGGGCATGTCGGCAAAAGCAACTGCTGCGGCAATGCGTGGCGTGCCGGCCCAGTTCACGGACATCCTTGTTTCCTTGCAGGGCGGCCAACGTCCCATGACGGTGCTGTTGCAGCAAGGCGGGCAACTGAAGGATATGTTCGGTGGGATTGGGCCGGCTGCGCGTGCCATGGGCACATATATCGCCGGACTTGCCAGCCCGTTCACGTTGGCCGCAGGCGCAGTGGCGCTGCTGGGGGCGGCGTATTTCAAGGGCGCCGGCGAATCTCAAGGGTTCAACCGTTCGGTCATCGAGACGGGCGCAGTTGCTGGGGTGACCGGCGGCCAACTGCAGGCAATGTCCCGTCGGGTCGGCGATGTGGTCGGTACGCAAGGGAAAGCCGCGGATGCTCTCCAACTGTTCAGCCGTGAGGCCAAGATTGGCGCATCCAATATGGAGCTGTTCGCGGCCGCTTCAGTGCGCTGGGAGAAGGTGACCGGCACGGCCATCGAGGACACGGTTAAGGAATTCGTGGAGTTGGGCAAAGCGCCGCTAGAGGCTGCGCTCAGGCTAAACGAGGGCATTAATTTCCTGACTGCCTCCACCTACGAGCAGATTCGGGCTTTGGAGCGCCAGGGGAAGACCGCCGAT